ACTGCAACATGTCTCCCACGTTGACCAGTTTGCTCAAGTCACCGCCGATGAGGGTCCCGAGCTGACCGAGGTCGTTGATGTTCGCCATCCGACCGATGTTGCTGATCAGGGACCCGATCTGACCTAGAGAGCCGAGATTGCCGTTCTGAAGCCCACCCATAAGTGAGCCGATTTGGTTGATGCCGGGGATGTTCGACAGCCCGGAAAGATTGGCGAACTGCTGGACGGCCCCAAGGACACCGCCTCCGAGAAGGCCGCCGAGGATTCCTCCGAGCTGGCCGACGCCACCAGACAGCGCCCCCATGAACTCGCTCGCCTTGCCCATGATGGAGCCGAATGCGTCCGCCATGGAGCCGCACTTGCCACCGGATGACATGCTGGTCGTCGAGAGAAGGGATACAGAAGCCGGGTGATTGTAGCCCGGCAGTCGGGACAGGGCGGCGAGGTCATTGATGTACCCCGACATGACGCCGAGGTTGGTCGGCAGATGCTCGAAATGGTTTTCGAGGTGGCCCTTCAGAGATGAGAGAATGCCATCCGAGTAGGTGGCGAGTTGTGACGAATGGGAGCCAAGCTCGGGCAGGCCCATGGCGTCCATGATCTCGGACACCAGTGAGATATTGCTGCGAACGCCATCCGTCTCCTCTACGCAGCCCTTGTTGTAGGCGGCGTTGTTCTGAAGGAGGTCGTAGGTTCTCAGGATCGTTGCATTGAACGGGAACGGAAGGTCGGCCATAATTCACTTTGCATGAAATGTGATGTTGGAGCCGGTGACGATGACGGCTCCGCAGGCCGAAACGCTGCCGATATGGCTCGTCTCGGCAGACGAGGTGACCAGCTCGCTCGTCAGGACCGCAACGATGGGATTGGCGCCGTGCCATGGGCAGATGACAATGTCTCCGCGCCTGGCTACACGCCGACCATCGGTCATTCTGATCCCATCTCCGGTAACAACGACGGCGCCATGCGTACAGGAATCCCCCACTCGGGTTTGCCTGAGGCTCATCCTTGCGGCACCTGCACGGTCTGTCCGGTGATGATGCCGGTCGTTGCCTCGATGTAGCGGTTGCGGACCTCGTCGCGCGCAAGGAGAGGGCTCACGAGAAGCTTGTCGAGCGCAATCCGGAAATCTGAGTTCTCGGCCACGGACACCATGAACGGCGCGAAGGCGATGTGAACGGCTCCGTCAGGGGACATGACGGTGCGTACTGAGACCGGCTTGGTGATCGTGATACTGATATCATCGTTTGCGACGACCTTGCCGACGACTTCCTCCCCGGTCAGGAGACGAAGCGCGACAGTGTCACCGGTGGTGTAACCTTTCTTCTGAATGATCATTAATATTCCTCAATAGAACAACTGGAATTATATCATCATCGGTTCGCGAATCACAATTCCTCAGATCTAGTGTCGTCGAAACGCCGAACCTTTGATTTCCCTACAAGATGCTCTCTGGTCAGCGTCTGGGGTAGCAGACCTTTTACTTCACGTTTGACGTTCTCGAATTCTTCCAATTTTCTCCTGTCCACTGGAGGAAAATTGAAACCATCCTCTGGATCGTCTTTCATCCGGAAAGCAAAAAGCCGCTTCGCTGCGTCGAGGACGCGGTATTCGAATTTTGGTACCCGCTGAAGGATTTCCTCGGGTTCAATGTCGCGGTAAATGTTGCTGCCGTCGAACTCCATCCTGAGCGTCGTTTTGACAGCGGCTTCGCTCCAGAACGCCCTGAAGGTCTCGTCTTTTGTTATCTTGTCGAGACGGCAATCCTCCGTTTTGATCAGTCCACTCTTAATCAGAAGCTCAATTGGATAGTATAGACCGCTGCAACGACCGAAAACACTCTCTCCGTCACTCATGAGATCGATTGTGACAGATGTTGTTCCGATCGAGGACAAACGGTCTATCGCGTAATACAAGGGATCATCCGGAACATCCGGGATTCCGACAAACTTGTTGTCGCACAGCTGGACACAGCGTTGCGCCACCGTCTGGAGAAATGTGTCACGAAAGTCTTCCACGGCGATGCGTTGCGTCTCATTTACCTCCCGAACGATTGTCGCGAGATCGGTGGTCGAGAAGCAAACGTACTGGCAGTCCACAGCGATATCCAACAGTCCCCCGACTTGGTTTGTCAGGCGTTCCCGGAAAGCTCGGCCAGGCGAGCGCGAATGGCATCCGGAGTCATGGCGTGGAGGGCAGCGTTACCGCCCTCCACGAAAAGTGTATCACCGACATAGAGCTGCGGGACGGTTTTGTGTCCCCGGCTCTTGAGAAAGTTTAGGGCATTCTCGTCGGCCATAACATTGACTTCCCTGAAGGGAATGTCGTTTCGCGATAGGTAGCTTTTCGCGGCGACACAGTGTGGACACTGTGCCTTCGTGTATATAGTGATCATGGCAAACCCTGTTTCATGAATGAAACAAGTATATCAGCTACATGCGCGAAATGTAAAATAGATATTACCTTTCGAAGTAAATCTGATATGTGTCGTTCAGGCCCAATCGTGAGACCCATTGACCGAAATCAGGGTTTCCGTCCCATTCTATTTCCTCCCCAATTGCGTTATTAACCCCTACGTACCAGCCAGAATCGTGAAATGCATAAGCTAGCTTCTCGGTAAATACGGGGTTACTACTTCCACTTACCGAAAGGACCAAGCTGCGCTTATTTTTATAATCCAGCAGTGCAGGTATCCAAGATATGTCTGCATTGTTCGGGTCCATCCACACATCAAGCGTGTTTCCTCCTGGACGGACCGTTACGGCAACAGCAAGGGCTAAATGACAAAGCGAAGGCTTGGCTTCCCCGCTACCCAATCTGTCAGCATAAATCACGTAGCATGAAGTCGTGCCAGTCGTATTTTCGCCATAGAACCAAGGGAGGGTCTTGGCAATCATGCAATAACTGTCACCATGCGGCATCCAGTGCGTAGAGCATTTGACTTTGCGTAAAGCACGATTGCGATGCTCAGGCCGATTGAGACGCCTCATGAGTTCTGAGGTATAATATAACATATATTGACTCCTGTAATAAATGAGCCAATCCGTTCGGTGGCCGAGCGACAACGCTGGCCAACAATCCTCACGGATGGCCTAAGGTTAATCTGATTTCATGATGAAAATGCGCGCTGTATTGACAGCGAGCTCACACATGCCCGAAGCAAAATCGTCCCGCTATGGCATGAAGCCATGGCGGGCAATGCGCGCTCGACAGTGGCAAATAATATGCCTCGGAATTCACGTTCTGTCAACTCCAGAACGGAGAAAAATTTCAGCCTCACAGAAGGGCGAACTATATATATACGCGAGCCCTCCCGATACCTTGTAACGCGGCGTTCTGGCCGCCGTGCAAACGCAAATAGGTTCGAACGTTCAACACAATCGGCGTTGGCGGATCGTTGGGCATACTAGCCGGGAACGCGGACCCTCCCCACTCCGCCTTGTGTTATGCTCGACACAAACGCTTGGCTCGCTGCTCCCTCGACATTGCCTGACGCACAACCGGCACTTGCGTTTAAAGAAGTAGACAACTGCGGTTCGGTAATCGGTGCGCTGATACTCGTATTCCGGGAAATCCTTCGCGAGGACAACACTCAAGCGGTCATATGGCGCAGGATGAAATCACGAATAATGGCGAGGATTGTCGAGAAGACGGCAAAGGCAAAACCCGTTCCGGTGATGCCCTGCCCGTCCTCCGAACGGAACTGGATATTGGTAACATGGGAGACGATACCGCAGAAGGATACCTCGTATCGCTTCTTGCCGGTGTGGAAAGTGGCTTATGCATAACTTTCGCCAGTTCCATCCCTCTTCCATTCCCATGGAAGAGGCGACATCAGTAATTCGATTAGCGTCATGGACATATTTAGTAAAATCGCACATGAAGCGCTGTTTGTCGTTACTGATGTTAGCGTCGTATCGGCGCGAAACGCCGTATGATAATCTTGCAGGTTTTTATATGGAGAAAATAAAAAAAGGGGAGAGGCGCGCCCTGCCTCTCCCAAGTTGCATGAGAAGTGAACCGTTAGAGGGAAAATCCCTTGAACGTGTTGTCATCGACATCCTGTTTGACGGCGCCGATGGTGTACTCGGATTTCTCGACTTCCTGAGGCGCGGTTTGCACCTCGGCCCCGGCAATCCACTTTGCCGTCCAGGGAAGGGGATTGGCCCCGGTCTTGTAGATGGTGGGAAGGCCAACGGCGGTCATGCGCTTGTTGGCGATCCACTCCACATAGTCGGAGAGGAGCTGGTAGTTCAGGCCAATCATCGAGCCGTCCTTGAACAGGAACTCGGCCCACTTCTTCTCCTGATCGACCGCATCGCGGAACAGCTTCACGCTGGCGTCCCTCGTCTCCTCAGAGATGCGGGCATAGTCCGGATCGTCCGACGGCAGAAGCTTCAGAAGGGTCTGGGTCGAGGCGAGATGAAGGTTCTCGTCGCGGCAGATCAGCTTGATGATCTTGGCGTTACCCTCCATGCGCTTCGTCTCGGCGAACGCCCAGGAGCAAGCGAAAGAAACGTAGAAGCGGACGCCCTCCAGAATGTTCACGCTCATGAGCGCCATCCAGAGTGACTTCTTCAGGTCATAGAGATCGACCTTGACCTCCTCACCATTGACAATGTGGGTGCCCGGACCGAGCAGCTGATACCACATCGACAGGTTGATGAGACGGTCGTAGTGCTCGGAAATGTCCTTCGCGCAGTCCACGATCTCCTGGATGTCCATCATCTCGTCGAAGATCACCGACGGGTCCGGATAGACGTTGCGAATGATGTGGGTGTACGAGCGCGAATGGATCGACTCCGAGAAGGCCCACGTCAGAATCCAGCCTTCCAGCTCGGGCAGGGAGACGATGGGGCTGAAAGCGGTTGTCGGTGCCCTGCCCTGCACAGAGTCCAGCAGAATCTGGCGCTTGAGATTGGACGTGAAAATGTGCCGCTCGTGATCGGTCAGGTCCTTGAAATCCTTGGCATCGCGAAGGATATCGACCTCCTCCGGTCGCCAGAAGAAACCAAGCTGCTTGTCGGTAAGCTTGTCAAACTGGCGATACTTCATCGTCTCGAAACGCTGAATGGTCACGCCGCCATTCGGATCGAGAAACGCCAAAGACTTCGTGTGATCCGACCTGTTTGCAGAATCGAAAACAGAGTAAGACATTATCAACAACCCTTAGATCAATGGCCTGATATTACGAAAGAAGGAACCCGAAGTCAAAATTCGGGTTCTCACTTTGCCTGAACTCGGGAAGAAACTCAGAGCTTGCAGCTCTCACAATCTTCCTCGTCCTTGGGCTCGGCCTCGGCGGACGAAACGAATTTCTCCACGTCGATCTCACCGGCCTGATCCTGGATGTTCGCGTAGTAGAGCTGCTTGCCACCCATCCGGTAGAAGTTCAGGATGTCCTTGAGCATCACACTCATGGGCACCTTGTCATCCTCGAAGTATTTCGGATTATAGGACGTGTTCACCGAAATACCCTGGTCCATATATTTCTGAAGGATGGCGCACAGGTTAAGGTAGCCCTCGGGCGACTTCTGATCCCAGAGAAGCTCGTATTTGTTCTTTAGCCTCCGGATTTCAGGGACAACCTGCTTCAGAACGCCGTCCTTGGACTGCTTGACCGACACGAGATCGCGCGGCGGCTCGATGCCGTTCGTGGCATTGGCGACCTGAGCCGATGTTTCGGCGGGCATGCAGGCAAGGAGCGTCGCGTTGCGGATACCATACTTCCGGAGATCGGCTCGCAGGCTTTCCCAATCCAGGCGTTCAACGTGCGGGACCAGCTCATCCACCTCACGCTTGCGAGTATCGATGGGAACGATGCCCTTGGCGTACTTCGTGTTCTGGACGAGCTTGCAGGGGCCTTTCTCCTTCGCCAGCTCCACCGACGCCTTGATCATGTAGTAAGACCAGGCCTCTGCATACTCATCGACCAGCGCAAGCGCAGAACCGTCGCTGTAGCGAACGCCGTGCTTGGCGAGGAAGTAGGCGAAGTTGATGATGCCGATCCCAAGCGGCCGGTACTCTTCGGTGTGCTTGCGGGCGGCAAGGACCGGGTATTCCTGGTAGTCGAGCAGGGCGTCGAGACCGCGAACGGCCAGACGGCAGACGCGCTCGAAGTCGGACGGGCTCTTGATGAGCCCCCAGTTGATGGCACTCAGGGTGCAAAGGGCGATGCGGCTCATGTCTTCGGTCACTTCGACCGCAACACGCCCACCCTCACGTTCCTCAAGGACCCGAACGACCTTGTCCTCACTGTTTGCCTTCATCATGAAGGCAGCAAGCTCCTCGGCCGGAACCTCGACCGTCTCGGTGCGGTACGTTCCCATCGGTGTGGTCGGCAGGTCGATCTCCGCGCACAGGTTGGACATCCGGATGGGAGCCACCGTCTCATCGAAAGACGAGTGCGTGTTCGCGTTATCGACGTTCATGATGTAGATGCGACCGGTGTCCTTGCGCTCGCTGGCGATGAGGCTGAACAGTTCGGTGGCGCGGAGGGTCTTCTTCCGGATGGCCGGATTGGCCTCGGCAGCCTCGTACAGTTCCTTGAAACGGGCATAGTCCGAGAAGAAAGCATCATAGAGGCCAGGCACATCACTCGGCGAAAACAGGGTGATGTTGCCGCCGGTAATGAGGCGCTCGTAGAACAGCTTGTTGATCTGGACGCCGTAGTCCATGTGGCGGGCTCGGTTGAATTCCGTTCCCTTGTTGTTCTTGAGGACGATCATGTCCTCGATCTCAAGGTGCCAGATCGGGTAGTAGAGCGTGGCCGACCCCTTGCGCACGCCGCCCTGATTGCACGAGCCCACAGCTGCCTGGAACAGCTTGAAGAACGGCGTCACGCCTGTGTGAGTGGTGTCACCATTACGGATTGGCGATCCAATGGCCCGGATGCGACCGGCTCCGATGCCGATACCGGCCCGCTGCGAGACATAGTTCACGATGGCCGAGGTGGTGGCGTTGATGCTAGCGATCGAGTCATCCGCCTCGATGAGGGTGCAGGACGAGAACTGCTTCACCGGCGTGCGCACACCGGCCATGATTGGCGTCGGCAGGCTGATCTCGTGCTTCGAGATGGCCTCGTAATAGTCCTTCACCCACTGGAGCCGGGTTTCCTTGGGATAGGAGGAAAAGAGCGTCGCGGCCACGAGGATGTATAGGACCTGCGGCGTCTCCATGATCGTCTTGGTAGCGCGGTTCTGAACGAGGTATTTGCCGCGCATTTGCTCCATGGCGACGTAGGACAGGTTCATGTCCCGCTCGTGGTCCACGAACGATTCGATCACGTCCCACTCTTCCTCGGTGTAGGCTTCAAGGAGGTTCCGGTCGTAGAAGCCGAGTTCGGTGTTCCTCTTCACCAGGTCATAGAGCCTCGTCGGCTTGAACTGACCATAGACCTGCTTGCGCAGGTGGTAGTTCACGAGGCGGCCAGCCACGTACTGGTAGTTCGGGGCCTCTTCTGAAATGAGATCGGCCGCCGCCTTGATCAGCGTCTCCTGGATATCCGAGGTCTTGATGCCATCATAGAACTGAATCTGGCTTCGCAGCTCGACCTCGGAAGCGGAGACGCCGGTAAGGCCCTCAGTTGCCCAGAAGACAACCTTGTGAAGCTTCTCAAGATTGATAGGCTCGCGTGACCCGTCACGCTTGATGACGTTATAGTTCATGATTGATGGTTATTCGCTCTTAATGAATTAGTAGCCCATGAGCGGCTCGGCCTGCTCGTGGGACATCTTGAGTTCGAATGATGGCGGCGAGAGTTTTTCGGTATCGAAGTCGCCGACATCATAGGAAATGGTGATGTGGGGGGTGTACACCGGGAAATCGAAGGTCGCCCCCATGTCCATCGCAAGGTTGAACCGCGATTGGAGGTAGTCGGACTTGAGCAGCATCACGAGACACTGCTCGTCGGCTTTCCTGTGTGATGGAAACAGGTCCCATCCAGCAAATTCCACGCGCGCATCATCACCGGGGATTGCCAGAATCCATGGGATCGGCCGACGGGAATAGACGATGGTGGTGTGATACTTGCCGGGCGGCAGCGCGTTGGGAACCGAGAGTTCATTGGCAAAGTCCGCCAGTCTCTGGTTCGTCTCCGAATCGTAACGAACTGAAACGTATGTGCCGTTGACTACGCCCTCAAAAAGCTCGTAATAGTGCATCAAGTATCTCTTTATCGTGCAACAGGAACAGAGATATACGATTTCCCTTCAAATTGCCAATTACAAATGACATAGTAGTTTGTGTCTGGCTTTTCCACCACGGCTCCGAACTCGTAATTGAGCCATTTGGTGCCATCCACATCGACAACGAAGAAGATGTCGTGGGCATCCCTGTCGTTGATCAGTCGGAGGGTAAGTCGAGAACTATCCCATCCAGCCAAACGAAGTGTCTGCTCCATGCCGATGGCGATGGACAGCCTGCACCACTGGTTCTCACAGATCATTTCCCAGATCGTCGGCCAAGATTCCGCGCATTCTGGGTCATAGGCGAACTTAGACAGAGGTGCCTGGGACCAGAAGGATGCAACACGGCGGAGCTGCTCATCTTCCATCAACGAGGGAAGCGACGTTCTGAACGCCTTCCACTCCTTCAGTCTCTCCAGTATTGGTAACAGAAACGGGTTCATAAGGAGATTATACCGAACCCGTCACTGCCAACCAAAATTAACCGATACGCTGCGCAAGAACATAAGTCACAGAGGATACGACGTTTGGTTCTGTCATGTCACCACCAATAGTTCTATGTCCGTTCGTGTCGGTGAACGAGAACTTGCCCAGCGAGCGCCATGTCCCCAGATAGTCGCTCCATCCCGAGATCGTGAACGTGCCGCCGATATTGGTGTCGCCCGTGACGATCTGGAGGTAACTGCCGAGCGGAATGACGGCGATGGTTCCGATCTGATTGAACGGTGGGATTGTTCCAGCCTGTATGTTGACCGTTACTGCTGATCCGGACGCCGACACTGAGATGCCGGTTCCAGAGAAGGTGATGCTCTGAACATCAGTCGCGATGGTCGAGCCATTGAACAGTACGGACAGGTTCGGCGGGAACTGCGGACCGCGCGAAGTGGCGATGGTGACGTTGCCAGAGCCGTCAAAGGTTGCACTACCTTGGACGACACCCGAAAGGCCAATTGTGCGCGGTGTCTTCAGCTTGGTGGCATCATCGGCGAGCGTCGCATGATCGGCCAA